ATCCATCAGCAAAGTCAACGCTAAATCTTTTCTTTGATGTGTTGACATCAAAAGGATCTAGCTTTGTTTTTAAAGCTTCTTGTAGAGAATCACGTTTTAAGGCAATTTCTCCTGACTGACCAAAATAAACACCCACGATTAAATAGCAACTTCTGTTGGAGCACCGTTAGCTTCAAAACTTACATCTGCTTCTATAACTTCTCCTATCGCTACGTTCATGTTAAACGAAGTGATAAACGCACTAAAAGATATGGTCCTACCATTGGCTGATCCATCCGCAATTTTTAATTGGAAAGTAACAGCCGTTGATTCTGCTGCTGTCCCATCGCCTGCCCCACTTCCTGCTTTTATACATTTATTAATTAACGTAGTTACATCACCACCTGATCCAGCAGATGCTTGATGATACGCAAGCCTAGCTGTTCCTGAATAACTTCTAATTCCTGCAATTAGTGTTCTATCAGTGTCTTCTAAAGATGTTGTATCAAGAACAGCTTGAGAACTAGAAAAGCCAAATGATTTGACTTTTGCAGCTTGCGTTCCATCAATTAAAAGCTGACCATGTTGACCGCTATAAAAAGGCACGACCCAAAATCCTAAACATTGCGTTTATTCTAAGGGGCATCTAGGCAACCAACAAAACTACAACTTACATTACTTTTTCCTGGGAAAACACTTGTGACGTTTGGAGGAGCACTATATCTCCACTTTAATTTTGATCTTGTAGTTCCATCTCCTCCAATTGATCCTGTTATTTCCTCTTTAAAAACATTGTTTGAACTTGAATCTTCTATACCTAATGCACCGTTTTCATTACTAAATTCAATATGATCGTAAACCGACATAACACTGTCATAGTGATTTAAAATTTCTACTACTTGATCGTCAGTAATATTTACAAAACCCAAAACTAAAGTGGCATCAACCCTTCTATTGCCGTATCTCAAATGTGTTTTAGTTCCATCTTGTGATTGAAACTCTGTGCTTGGGTACGACCCAGGTGTAAATGATCTTTGATTTGGTTTTAGACCAGAAGGAAAAATAACTTTTGCCATTACTCAATCTCCGTTAACTCACCAGACGTTAAAAGTCCTGTTAACAGTTTAGACTTTCCACTGGAATTCACAGGATAGAAACTAGCTGATACAGCGATCAAACCCTCTTCTCCATAAGTAATAGATTGAACTTTATATATTTTATTTTCTGTTGTAGTAGATTTTATTGCAAATAAACTACCAGCAGGAACTCCATGATTGGCTGATAAAAGATTTACGTTATTCATTGTTTTTATTCCTTCCGTTCCTGTTTGCCAGTAATAAATATTTTCTGAAGTACTTAAACCATCTTTGTTTGTAACAACTGTTCCATCAGGTGTTATTGCTCCATTTCTAAAACGATCAGTATGTGAAACCTCACTGATTACCTTAATTAAATCTCCTGGTCCTACGTTTTCAATATATTGAGGGGCCGTTTCAAACTGAATTGTATGGTCAATTTCTTTTCTAACTTTTAAAGCATAATAAACAAAAGTTCGTGCATGTTCTTTTCTAGTACAAAAACCACTTAGATCAAATCGTTCTATTGGATCATTTTCAGAACCACCAAAATTATTAACAAATCTATATAGATCAGAATCTATCTCACTAAAGCCATTGGTTTTTTCTTTTCTATAAAGAACATGTCCTTTAAATAATTGACGTTCTTGAGGATTTAAAAATCCAACTTGCATACCTCTTGTGTTGCCATCTGTATAAAGACATTTAACACGACTTCTTATATCCGCTTCGTAATTGATTTTAAATTTACTTACATCCATGTTTTGTATTGCATTAATTCCTGCTGCTTCATTTGTATTGTTTAAATGAGCAATAAAACTTGTTTCTTGTTCACACTCAAAAGGTAGATCAGGATAAACAGAAAAACGTCCACCTACTATTTGAAAGCTCAACATGTTATAGCCAGCATGTTCAAAAATAAATTCTCTTAAATTTATCTTTTGAGAAATTACACCGTCCCAATAAAAATCATTTGCTTTACAGAATTTTGCAGCTACAACCATTTTTCTTTTATCAACTGAATTAGCCCCAATAATTTCACCAGCACCAATTTTACTATCAGTTAATAAGGCATATACAATTTCAGGAAAAAGACTTGTTGATCTTGTGCTGTTATCTAATAAACTTTCTACAACAATTCCTTTTTTAAAATAGGCTGATAACTGTGCAAAATTAGTCCATTCTTTTGAACTATTAATTCTTATACCTGCATAAGCTAAATTGTCATAAGAAATTTCATTAACCTCATTAATAATTTCATTTACATAAACGACCTGATGCTCTGGTTCGTCTAAATGGCTTGACTGATCACCTTCATATTTATACATATCAGAAGCAGCATCAAAATCGTTTAAATGTGCTTCTGGTGGTTGATTATCAATTGAATCAGCGAAAGATAACAAATTAATGCCTGACGTAATAGTTGGAGTATTTGGATTCCCACCACCTGCAACTTGAGAAGGAATAGTGACTATTTCTCCCTCTTTATATCCCGAACCAGAAGCAGTTATATGAAATTTAGAAGCGACATCAGTTCCATTTGTGTAAGAAGTAAGTTGTACTTTTGCCCCCGTTCCAGCACCGTTACTTGTTAAAGATACTTCAGTATTTATGTATGGTTGAACAGGCTTACTTTGCAAGACAGATCTTTCTACATATAACTGTAAAACAGGATTTAATATTGAGTTTGTTTCTGGATGTGTAACTCTTGCTGCAATCCCACCAACTTTTGTAGACCTAAACCTTTCATTACCAATATCAACTTGAATTGTCTCAATATCTTGTGCAGCAGGTATTAATTGACCAGATACTAATTTGCTACCTCTATACCATAAATCAAACCTAATAAATCCAGGTGGTACTAATGCAGGGTTAGTAATTATATCAAAAAAAGTAAGACTTCCTATATTCGTTCCATTAGCTGCATTAAATCCAAAATTACCAAAGTAACCCCACAAAGCTGCATCTGTTACCACATATTCTTGAGAAGTTGGTATTTGAAATGATTGATTATTACTCATGTGTTGAGTAATTCTTAAAGATTTTATTCCTGCTGTTTGTTCTCCTGTTTCTGCATCTGTAGGGACATTACCGATAATAAATTCTGGATTAGTTAGTGTTTCTTTATCTAAAGTTAATTCATCATTTCCAACAAATTTAACGCTAAAAACTCCATATATTGTATTTCTTTCAAACCCAACTAAATCTTGATTTTCTTTTGTAAAGTTTGCATTTAACAAGTTAACTTTTACACTGCCATTCGTTCCCTTAATTTTCCTAATAACATCACGACCAGGCCAAGGTAATAATCTATATTCAAATTGATCTTCTCTTGGATGTTGTATTTTAATAAAATTATATTGGAATTCTGGTGTGTTTCCTCTTACACAAAACAATCCTGTGTGTTGTGAAGTATTTGTACTGTTAACTAATTGATCCCATGTCTCTGATCCTAACTCTCTTACATATAATTTAAAAAATGAAAATCTATTTATAAATTTATCTATACGACCTAAATTTAATTGACCCCCAGGTTCACTAAAAATTTTATCGATAGCACTTACTTCAGGTTGAGAATTAACATTTACAAAATTTATTTTTTTAAATACTTTGCTTTTAAAACCAATCTCTGTAATTCTACATTTTCTATTATTTGTAATTGTTCCTATTGCTAATCTTTGTAAATGATAAACATCAACAGGATCAGCTAAATCTCTATTGTTTAAAAATTGATCAATAAAAATAGTATTATTACCACCTCCTCCTAAACGAGATACGTTTTCTAAAACACGACCATTTGGATTAAATAATGGATTATCTATGTGTCTTGCAAGACCACCCGCTTTCTCAAGTTGATTTGAATTACTATCTATTTCAGTAACTTTAAAAGTATATTTTTTTGTAAACGTATTATCAAAAGGACTGTTACTTGAAATATCAATACAAGTAGCAATACTTGTTCCTAACATATAAGTTTCACCAACAGAAATATAAGAATCAGAAGCCTCTCTTACTGCTTTTGTTGAATTAGTAATATCAACAACTCCATGCGGCATAAAACCTTGTTCTTTTTCATTTTTATCTTTTTGAACACCAACTGAATCTCCACCAAGGATTTCATACACAATTTCATCATCAACAGAAACAGTTCTAAGAGATAACAACGAACCATCAGCAGGTTGAACTATAAATCCTGCTCTCATGGGAAAACTAGAAAATTCTACTTTTTTTCTTTTACGTCCTATATCTCTAATAGCAGGTTTACTAGCTCCTTTAACATCCCTAACTAGATCGTAAGCAGGTCTAAATATAGAAGCATTTGGCATTGGATTATATAAACCAAAAGTCGTTTGAGTATTAGGATTCCTTGCACTAGAAAATGCTGGCTTATTTAAAACAACACTTCCAACAACTGACATTGGAATAGCAAAAGGATCAGCTTGATTTTCAACAGGTAATTTTTTACTTGAATCAGTTTCTAAAGAATCACTTTCTGTTATACGTCCACCGTTATTTTTAAAATATAAAGTAAACTTTTGTTTGTGATAATTTTCTAATAACATATCACCAATTGCAAAACCTTTTTCATCTGGTGCTTCAGCTAAGTTACCAAGACAAAATAAAGCTTTAGCTGATAATCTTTGTAAACGTCCTAAACTTTTTAGTTGTGACCAAAGCAACTGACTATTAACTCTAACTCCTCCTTCTAAATTTATATCTTGGTTTGCAAATACTAAAGGAACAATATCACCTATAGTGGCTAATTCTTGTATTGAATCAAAACCAAATTGAGGAGCAAAACGCTTTGCACCAATAACATCTGCTGTATTTATAGCTGCTCTATTATCTAACTGTTTTGGCTTAGGCGTTAACAAATAAGAAACAACAGCAGATGCAATTGCAATACCTATTTGAACAGCATTTTTAGCTACAAAGGTAGTTACGACATCATTTCTAATGTCTGGTATTAAATCATATTCTTTTGATTTCTTTCCATCATATATAAGCGTTTGATCTACAAAATAAAAATATTCTTCTTTACTTAAATTTAAAAGATTACATAACTCTAATTCCGTGGGTAATAAGACTCGATCACCGTAAGGCTGTTTAACGGTGTCCATATTACCGTTGATTCGTTGAATCTTTCTTGGAAACTCAGCCATCCGTCCTCATAAAAAGAAGCCATTCCCAAACCATTTTCTGATTTGCAAAGACCAATTGTCCCTAGTTTAGGGGGTGATTTAACTCCCCACCTATTTAATTCTTCAAAAAAGACATCATAATCTTTATTCTTTAATCTTCTATACCAACTCCTTTTTCCTTCAGGAACTTGTATTCCATACGAACCAAGACATACACGGCATAAAGATAAACAATCAGCAGCACCATGTCTTATAGGATCAGCCCCTAAACGATAAGGCAGTCCAATCAACTGATATGGTTTCATCTTGCTTGGATATTTCCTGTAACAGGTAAATGTCCTACATCTTTTGAAGTCAATGTTTTAGTTGGTGCGTTAGCTCCTACTGCATCAATCGCACTAGAAAGAACAAGCTCTATTTGCACTGGATCGTAATTAAATAAAGTTGCTAACCATGTCTCAGCAGCTAATATTTTTTTCTTTGCAAACGATTCTGTCATCAAAAAAGTTTCTACCTTTACTTGATATTTATTCTCTACCATTTCTTTTACATAACCCATGCTGACAGGATTATTAGCAAGAATAAGAGAGGCTTCTAAATTATCTCCAGAAGTTGTTAAAGCTGCTCCTGAATATAAAAAAGATAAATAAGTATGACCATCTACAATTTCGTTGTATTTACCATTTTGAAACTTATTTGTAGTAAAAACAGTTTGTTCTTGTTTGTTAGTGACATTTGGTTGACCACCTAAAGGTTTTGTAACTTCAATAAAAGCAGCTAAAGAAACTAAGGTCATAATCCAATACGGCTTCTAGCACTACGACTATTTCTTAAAGTAGCAAAAGTTTGAGAAGATCCTTGTGAAGCACCTTGTCTTGCTGCTGTACTAATGATGTCATTTACAGCAGATTTAGGTACAAATTCTTCAGAGTTAAAGTTCAATATAGGGCCAGAGTAATTAACAGTAGTTGAACCACCTCCACCACCTACAGATTGTGACGAACCAATGCCAGGAATAACAGATTCACCTCTGGCACCTGCTGAATAGCGTTGCATTGCTGTAGACATCTTAGATGCAGGAATTATGTATTCACTTTCTCCAGCCTCTCCTATCAGGCCAAGAGTAGGTCTTGTAGTTATACCTCCTGTAGAAAAAGGTCTAATCCCGTTTCCAAAAAAAGCACCTTGGGCTGCTGTAGCAACTTTAGGCAAGTCAGATACAGAACCTTTTGTTACACCACCCGATCCAAAAGTAAAAACTTTATCAACGGCACTTAAGATTGCTTTTTGAAGAATTAAATCTGCTATTTGTTTAGCAATAGCACCTAATGATTCTCCTAAAGTTTTTGTTCCTTCTATCAATCCTTTTATTGCGTTTGTAATTCCTGTTGCAATTGTAGTTTTAATTTGTTTAAACAATTCTATTGTTTTATTTGTTTCATCATTAAGATTTTTAGCGTCTATTAACGCTTCTTTTTGCTTATCAGTAAATTCAAATTTTTCATCATTTAATCTTTCTTGAAGATCTAGTTCTAGTTTTTTAATTTCGGCTGCTGCATCTCCATTCTTTAATTTTTCTTTTAAAATAGAACCTTCTTTTTCTAATTTTTTTAAATTTGCGTCAAAAATATCTTTAGCAGTGCGAGTTAAATTTATTTGAATATCTGTTTCTGCATTTGTTTTTCTTTGAAGGTCAAATACTTTTTGTCGTGCTTTTGCTACGTTATTTTGTAATTTTTCTTGTTCTTTTAAACTAATACCACCACCAGAAACACCAGCAATATCTTGTTCAAATTCTGCCCGTTGTAGGTTTTTTATTAACCCTTGCATTTCTGGATCTTGATTATTAAAAGCTTGCGTTCTTAAATTTCGGTTTTCTAAACTTTCAATTAACGCTTTTAACGCTCCTGAGTTATTTATAAAATTAGCTAAAGACGCACCCATCGCAGTAAATAACCTAGAAAATTCATTTCCTAAAGTTTGAAAATCTTCTCCAAATGTTTTTAACGCTTGAACACCAGCAGTACCAATTTGATTAGCTAGTAAATCAGAAGCAGCTTTTAAAGCAGCTTGTTTTCCAGCAAGTTCTTCTATAACTTTCAATCTCTCTGCTTCTGCTGTACCAACAATTCCTATCGCTCGTGTAAGTTTTCCTATGTCAGCAGTTAAAGGATTTAAAGCTTTTCCTAATGCTCCTACTGCTGTAACCGCCTGTGATACTTGAGACACAATAGCTGTAGCAGCAATCGAACCAGCAAAGCCTCCTCTTGGACTAATAGCTTCTCCAATACCACCACCTAAAAGACCAGCAATAGATTGAAGTGGACCCCCACCAAATAACAAAGGAAAACCACCACCGATACCAGCACTTTGAATAATTCTTCCAAACCTTCCTGATCTTCCTGATCTTCCTCTTGCTCGTTGTGGTCCGTATTGACTAGCTGAAAATCCTGTATCACCACTAACCGTTCCTCTCATAACACCTCTAGCTTTAAGCTGCCTCATCTGAGCATTAACTCTTTTAATTGCTTCTTCTAACTCCCTATATTCTTTACTTCCAATATCAACCACATTTAAAACTCTTTCTAATTCTGCTCTATAAGTATTTAATCCAGCAGTAGATTTAGGCATGGTATTACCTACTTTTAATAGCTCTGCTAATTGTTTTCCTATTCCTACACTTGCACCTCCTTTTGCTTGTGTATCCGTTGAATATGCATTATTTAATGTTTGTATTCTTTTTAATTCAGCCCTTAATAATTGACGAGATGCGTTTTCACCAGCTAATAAACTGTTGGCAAATTGTTCAGAATTAACCTTTGAATTATTAGCAATTCTGTTAAAACTAGATAATTGATTATTTAAACCACTTATTGTATTTGCAAAATCACTAGCTTTCCCTTTTTCTCCAAACTTTTTAAGTAAACCAGTTAAAGCGTCTTGTGCATTTTTTACTGACTCGCTTTGTCGTCTATCAAAAATACTTGGTATTGGTTTTATAGATTTTGTTATTTTTTCAATTTGTTTAAGCTTATTTGTTACAGCATCAATTCCTTTTAGTCCAGTAACTCTTAAATCTATAACCGCCGAAACATTAGCCATTTATTTAAAACCAATATTGATAGTTTACCTACGTCTTCGAGCTTTTTGCATTTCTTTCTCCTGATCTTCATTCAATACTTGAAAATAAGCAGACCATCCTAATATCTCTTCTATTGTCATCTGACGTATTTCACCTAAAGTCTTACCCAACTCTTTCGCAACTCCAAACTGAAGCATTAATAAATTATCTTTTCGCAACTCCACACTTAGCCTTTTGGGTCGATAGGTTCCTCGTCATCTTGCAATACAAGAAGCATTAGCTTTTGTAAATCAGAATCTTTAAGTTCATTTTTTAAAACATCAATATCTCCTGATTGAAAACATTTTTGATTTCCTCCATCTTCATACGCTTTGTTAATTAATAAACGCAAAGCAAAATCATTAGCATCATCATTATCACTTTCCTTTTGAGCTTGTGCTCTTTCAGCCATTGTTAACGGTGACAACCATAATTCAACAACTTCTCCAGTAGATAAAGTAACCTTTTTTTTCTTTTTACTTAGATCAGTAGCTTTAACAAGACGATCAATTAATCGCATGTTTTTAGGTGACGCTGCCATAAAAATATTTTATACCTAATTATTCTAGCTCACTCTATAAATATTTACTATCTATGTTTGGCTAAAGTCAAAGTTGACATCTCCTGCTGGTCTGAAGTTAACAGTCACAGCCTGTGCATCATCTGGATTTACATTCATTGATGCAGAAGTCAACGTTGCTGGAAACTCAATAGAACGACTTAGTGTATCGCTCAACGTTCCTCCAGAAAATACTTGATCTATATAAAGCTTAAATGAAGCTCCTACCTGTTGACGCTGGAATACGTCCTGAATCATTCTGTTGACCATTGCAGTGTCTTCATTGGTCATATAAGCAGTAGCAGAGCCAGTGCCATCACCAAAACCTGCAATGTATTCTCTAAACGGAACGTTCTGACCTGGAGTTCCACCAATAGTAGTCACATCAATTTCAGCCCTTTCAATCTCAAATGTCCACTCTCTTACTTGAGTAACAGATTCAAAAGCACCATATTCAACTTGAAACTCATTAGGTGAAGCAGCAGTACCAGTGCTGGTAATATCTAAATCTGAACCACCATTTGTAGCAGAAACTTTTAATGCACCTGTAGTTGCGTTATAAGAACTGATGAAAAAAGTAGAACTATCGTTTAATCCACCAGGTAATGTTCCTGTTCCTGCTTCACCTGTGGCTGCATTGATAACACTAAATTTAACTGGATCACCTACCTTAAAATTTAAGAAAGGATCTACTTCAATTACTTCAGTTCCAATAGTGACTTTACTAGGTGTAAAAGTACCTTTTGTTCCTGCGGGTTTATAGTACAAAGCACCTGATGTGCCAGATAGACAGGTAGCAGCCATGAGGCGTTCTTGAAATTTACATATAGATTAGCTCAAAACTGTAGCAACGTAAGAAGTATCTATCGTACTCATAAACATTGGTGGAGTCTCTGTTGTTGAAAATGATGGTCCTTCAATAATTCCAACCTTAAAAAACACCCCTGAATTAGTCTTAGCAGTATCATTTAACGTCTCTAAAACATTTACAGCAGTTGTAACTAACGTTTGATTTCGTGCTGGCCCTTTTCCTTTTTCAGTAAAAATTCTAATAATTATTGCTCCTTGTGCGTTATCAACGCTAGAACCTAAAGTTGGCTCATTTGTTACACCAAAAGTTACATTTATTCGCACATATTCTGTTGTAGTACCTGTTGGAGCAGCCGTAATATTATCAAAAAATACTGGCACTGCTGGTGATAACGCTCCAAAAGCAGTAAGCATTGGGTTCTCTACTGCTGCTCTAATTTTTTGATAATTCATAAGGCTTTTATACCTGCTCTTACTCCTCTTTCCATCGCTTTTTGCATTTTTCCTCCTTTAACAAAAGTTACATACCAATCTTTTTTTGCAGTGCTAATAGCAGTTCCTTTGCCTGAACTTACATCACCTCTGATACCTGGAACAGGTCTGCTACCTGGGCCAGAAACTACTGTTCCAACAGGAAAATTACCTTTTCGATCTCCTCTAAATACACCTTCTTCTAAATCTAAAGCAAATTCAGCATAAGGTTGTGTGTTTTCAATAGATAATTTTTTAGCTCTTCTGGATTCTCTCAACTCAGAAGATAAAACAGGAATATCATTAATAGTGTAAGGAAAACCACCTCCTGTCGTTCCAGAGGCATTAGCACCAAAGGGAATTGCTACCCAACTATCTTTGAAATCACCACTATATTCTGGTCCTGCTTCTGCTAATTCATTCATAATTTCTACGGCTGTATGACGAGTTAATTCATTAGCAATTGAAGCAAGTTCACGATTAAATTTTTTTAATTGAGAATTTAAACTTGCCATTACTGTGGCCTCACAATCAATGTATGAAACACTGGTTTGTCTCCTCTAAATGAACGAATATTAATAATCTTACCTTCAATTGTTCCTCCAGCTTGCCCATACTGAATACGATCTGCCTCGGTTGGATAATAATCACCGAGTTCATCCGCACCTATCAAAACTTTTACATCTGTTGTTTGATATAAACCTTCCTCTTCACTAGAACTCAATTGTGTTATTACTCCCCTTACCGTTACGTTCGTATCTGCTCCAGTAACGACACCCGTAGTTGGGTTATAAGTTCTCGGAGTTGTTGTCTTTATATACGTTATATCTGTTCCCCAGTTACTTAAAACTGAAGCTGGAACACCTGCAAATGTATCGTCAATAAGAGACATAATTAACCTCTAAGAACTCTTACCTGATAACCACCAGACCCACCAAGGCAATAAGGACCAAGATAGGACTGAAGCCAAGGATAAACGTCAAAAACATTGTTCACAGTTCCCGTTGCCAAACTCGCTTCATTATATTTCACCTTCAATTCTCCTAACTCAACTTCTTTTGCAACACCAGCAGTTCCTTTATTACCTGTGATTGCATCTGGATCGTTTGCTAACGCTCTTGCTAATTCAAATTGTGCTTGTTTTATTTTTGCTGGTATTAACGTACAAACAAATTCAACACTATCAACTGAATAATTATTTCTAGGCCATTGCAATGCTTGTCCATCATCACAACGTTCACCAAAGAAATTTAATCCTTCTATCCATCTTGTTGCTGATATTAAAGATCTATTCTTTTGATCATCTGTTTTGTTATCCCATGTAGAAGATTCAGGTGTTGTCTCAAAGTAAGAATTAGCCTCTGCCAAAGTTACATAGCTATTAGAAGAAGCACCTGACAAATTTGCATTTATAGTTGCTGCCACAATGAATTAAATAATTATTGTCTTTATTGTAGCGTCATAAAAAAACCCCACCCGAAAGTGAGGCTTTTCTATGCAGATCCAATGAACGACCCAATACAAGACTAAATCAAAGTGTTGATGTGTCTAGTGGTGAGTTAACAGTTAGCTGCACAACAGGAACTAGGTCTACATCGTATGTAGCAGCCCACTTGCCTGAAGCTCCAAGATTGGAGTTTGTAGGATTGTCAGAAGCATCATTCCACTTAGTACCCATGATGTGATAAGTACTGTGGTAATCAACTGAAATAACATCCTGTTTTGATAAGATGTTTCTTTCAGCTTCCAAGTTCAACTCTTGCTGAACACCTTCAAGAATTGTTCCAGACTTAATTAAGTAGCAGTAGAACTCTTTCTGATGACCAGAAGAACCAGGAACAACAGAGTTTACAGCAGAATCAACAACAACGCTCATTCCTGCAAACTGTCCAACGGCTCTATCTGTTACACCAACACCACCGCCACCCCACTGGATTCCAGACCCAGTAGATAAAGCATCAGTAGAGAATGTCAACATTCCTACCTGATAGAGGTAGTAAGCAACAGTTGGGTGAACAACAATAGTGTCTAGCTCTTCTCCTCTTTCACCAAGAAGATTACGGCCTTTTGCAACAGCAGATGCAGTAAGGAAGTTTGCTTCCGTTGCACCTGTTCCTGCTTTAGCTAAATCTAATTTGTTAGCAGAAAGAGCAGAACCAAATAAACCGTGAAGTTGGAAAAATAGTCTTGTGCTATTTAACTTATTGATTGCATCTGCAAGCTGGTTACGGATGTGACCCATAGGATCTTCACCAGCAGCCAATACTGCAATGTCATCTACCGCATAAGCAAAACCTCTGTGGCAGATAGTTGCAATCTGGGTTCCTGTTCCAATCTTCTGTGGTGTTAAGTGACCAGCATTAGATGTGCCCCATGTCGCTGTACCGTCAAGAATTTCTTCTGTTGGTGCTATTGGGTTGAACTCAGGAACTTGAATACGTGTACCGCCTTCTCTTGAATCAAGAAGTGCGTTACGAACTACAGCACCACTTCTAATAAAAGCACTGCGTTCTTTAATTGCTTCAGATACGTATGCACTGAAATTATTTCTCTTAACGATATCCGCTAATAGGACACCGCCAGAGTAATTCTGTAGCGGAGCAGCCATCAGAAAAACTGTGATTGATTTGCGATACCCTAGTCACGGACAAGGGCGTTAATCTCACGGAGACTAACTATTTTTGTGAAGCCTCTCTTTTCAGCACTGCTGCAAGATCGGGATTTTCATTCTCCATTATAAGCTGTTGAGTCAAATTGCCACTCTTCCAAGGATTATTAGTATTGCCAGAAGTATTAGCAACTGGACTTGGTTTAGCACCCATTCCTGCTGCACTGCTTGGCTTAAAATGATGTTCCCAGTTTGATCCTGGGTTTTTTAAACTTGTCAGATAAGCAGTTAAATCTTCTTCTACTCCACCGTTCAATATCACAACCTTGCCATCATCATTTCGCTTTAGGTTGTTTTGCAAAAGAGATAAAGTTTGCTCTGCATTAATAGCACCAGCATTACTAATTGCTGCTAAAGCTGTTTGTTTTGTTGATGCTAATTCGTTTGAAGACTTTAAATCTGCTAACTGTTGAGTTAAAGAATTAATTTGCTGTTCTTTATCTTGAGCAGTTTTGTTCGCCTCCTCCCACAAGGTTTTCCATTGTCCTTGATCTTCTAATTCTTGTTTTCTTTTATCCTCTTTCTGTTTATAAACCTCGTCTAATTTAACTTTTATGCCTTGAAATCTTTCCTCTGACTCAGCAGCTTGTTTACGAGCCAATGACAATTGCTCTTCATACTGCTGTTTTATAGAGTCGAGGTTTGGTTGTTGCGGTTGTGAAGGAGCGTCAGCCACAGGCTGTTCAGCAGGAGCCACAGACTCAGGCTGAATTACTTTTTCTTCAATCATACTTAGGCTTTTGTTTCAGTAGTTTTAGGAGTGGCAGCTTTAGTTGTCTTTGTTGTTGTCTTTACAACTGGATCTGAGTCAGCTTCTTTTGGATGGTCAACAACTTCCCATTTATAACTTCCATCAGATTGCAAAACTCTATCAATAGATCCAGGCATGACTTTAAAGCTGTTCCTTATAATATTAGCGTACTATTCGGATTTAACTTCTCCTGCTGAAGGTAATACTTCACCTTGAACTAAAATATCTCTAAACTCTTCTCTATCTATTACTTGTTGATCAAATAAAGAGGTCAAAGCTGTTATATCTTGTCCAATTAATCTTTCAATATCAAAATCACGACTAATCTTTACTTCTGGTGGATCAATACCTACATATTCAGCAGATAAATTAAATGCTTTTTGTAACTTTTGTTCTAACTCCATTGAAACCATAGACAGCATAGAGTTTGTATCTACACGATCTAATCGTCTTGCATCTGCTGATTCTGCTACAAACTTTTGTTGAGATAAAGTGCTAATACCAAGAGTTGCCATTTGTATTTGCAATTCTTTTATTTCTGCTGATTGTGCTTCAAATGCACTACTGGCTGGTTCAACATAATAAACTTTGTTCCCTGGCTGAGTTGCCATCGCATAATTAACACTAATACTCATATCTTTTGTTTGATCATCCCATCCCTCTAATACCAACATTGGTTGAGATGCAACATGCAAACTATGAATTAAATCAGCTTGACGTTGAAAATGTGCAAGATTTAAATGTGCAATATCTAATAACGGTGGTTTGCTAACTAAATTATCAACTTTGCCTGAATAAATAGTTACTAAAGGTATTTCACCAAGAGAAAAATCACCAGATTCAACTAACTTATATTCACTATCACCTTCTGGAGAACTAAAACTTCCTGCATACGTATTATCTTCTACGTCATATAACTCTTCTATTTCTTCTTTTTGCCTAAATACTCGGTACTTACCAGGCTCAATAACTCTTACCTGTTCATAAATCTTTTCTCCAAAGTCACCATCAGGTAAAACAGCCCTCTCCCCTATCCTTACTTGTACTAAATTTCCATAATTAGCTTCTCTATCTAATCTCCATCCATACAAATTCGTAGGATCAACTTCAATCCAATATGGTCTACGGTTTTGTTGCCTTTCTTCTGCCAAACTAACCGCACCAGAAGGAGCAGGATAATCAACTAAAATATGACTTTGACCATAAGTTAACGAACACATTAATACTCTTCTTGCATATTCATCTAAGTCTGATTTGCATCCATCTACATCCATTTTGAACATCTCAGTCCAGTATGGATCTCCTATTAAAGTAATAGGTTTACGAAGTACTAAACCTGATGCTGCCCTTAATAATCTTTGTGTAAAAGGTGAAAATACTGCTCGATTTACTCTTGATAAATAAGCTGAGTAATCTTCTCTTGGTTCTAACGGTAAAAAAGCTTCAGAATTTTCTCTTAGATAATCAGTACCTTCTGTAACTGCTTTCATTATTTCCCACCCCTTCATCATATCTAATACAGCCCTAGTTCTTCCAAAGGGACTACCAACTCCTGATAACTTTGTAGAGCTAGTTACACTTGTTCGTATTGGGCCAGGAATTGAATAAGTCATAAATCAGCACTTCCATCTTTTCAATGCTAGTGCCTTTCTTGTAGGTCTACCCTTTGAATCTTTCATTGGGCCTTTTACTCCTGCCATTCTCGCACAAAATGATCTTTTTCTTGCTGCTCTCTTGCCAGTTGGATTACTTTCAGTAACGGGTGCTTTTAAATTACTTCCTGTTGCTCTGTTATATCTTGCTCTGCCTTTAGCAGTCAGCCCTCCCTTACGAGATTTTTCACCCCGTTTTAAAGATAAACTGACTCCTTTTTTACGTGGCATTACTTTCCTACCTTTCTCATAGTCATTTTATGTGCTTCTGTGAAAGTTTTGCCCTTTAACATCAACTTTTTCATCTCATCAATATGTTTTTTTGTATGACCATGAGCTTTTTTATGCCTAGCTAACGCTTCTTCTTGCCTTTTAGTGATTTTTTTCATTTTTTCTTCCTTTTATTAGTGGTTTTACGTTTATGTTGATAGCTTATCTTCTTACTACTTGTTTTTTCACGCTTAAATCTAGCTTTCTCAGAAGAACTCATCTCTCCTGTTGTCTTAGGTGTCTTACTTGATACACGTTTACTAGGTCTACACGCAGGATACCCTCTGCTTTCTCCTTTTTGACGGCCACAAGGTTTTCCAGTTTTTACATCAACCCACTTTTCATCAAACCAACGGCCTAAACCACCTCTACCCTTAGTTCTACTTTTTCTTTGTGGCACGTTTCTTCTCCGTTCCTACACGATAAGTACCGCCACGCTTCTTGTACTCCCTAACCAACCACGCATTTGCATACGCAGATGGATAAACAGCAAACTTTTTCTTCGCAGCAGCTTTTACTCTTGCATAAAGAGCTTTATTAACAGGAATGTTTGCCACGCTTACCCCCCTTCTTCTTTTTCTTTTTCCCTTTTGGTTTCATCGCTCCATAAGCCATAAGCAAAAAAGAAAACTCTTAGTAGATTCTATAGCCAGTTTGCCCTAAAGTCTCTGGTTTCGCTAAATTAAATTGCTGTAAACATAAATAACCGAAAGCGTCAAAAGCATGATCAACACCAAGATTTTTATTTGGTAATCCTGTATTCGGTGCATAAGTCAAAGTCCTCAACGATTTGATTAATTGTTTACATCTTGGATGAATAATTGTTCTCCTTTCTCCGTTTGCGTCTAATAATGCAGTATTAACAGCAGTAATTTTATCCCTTATCTTCCACGGAGCCTTTGGACTTGAAACGTTGAATCCACTTCTTCTTAAAATACTATGGTCTGTCGCACCAACACCAGAAGTTTTCCTAGCTCCTCCTGTGGGATCAGGACATGCTATTACTCTACGATCCACTCCATAGCGTCTACTAACTTCTTCGGCAAAGTCCCATGTGGTTGCTCCACCTGTGAGCATGATTTCATCAAAAACATACAGTGTCTCTCCATCTCTTACAGCACAGATCCCACTCATCGGATCAACGTTAAAGTCAACTCCTAATAACAATGGCATCACACTAATATCAACTGAATCAACAGAAATATTTTCATCACCAAAACTGACTGCTACTAAACCAGTTAAATTTTCAAAGCTCGCTTCAAATTCTTGCCTAAATGTACGCTCATCTAATTGTGCCCTGGCTGCTTCAACTTCTTCTTTTGGTACATTACCCCCCTCAATAGTTGTATAACACCACCTTTTCCATTCCTCTGTTGGATCGTCTGGTACATAACACCATAAATCGTAAAACCAACTAGCTGTCCCATCAGGTGTACTGATAAATAAGGCCCAACCTTGCTTATCTGCTAAAGCTGGTCTAATAACCTCAAACCATACCTCCGAATCCATAAAAGCAGCCTCATCTAATACAACTCCAGCTAAACTTCTTCCCCTCAATGCCATTGCATTTTCTGTTCCCTTCAATTCGATTGACGACCCATTAACAAGATCTAGTCTCAAATCTGTCTCATTTTTACTCTGTATCCATACCTTTGGCACTAACTTCTTTAATGCCTTCCATGCAATGTCTTTTGCCATCCGATAAGTTGGGGCACAGTAGAAAAATGTTTCGCCTGGCCTACTAATCGCTCCACGAAGAAGTTCGATACAACTTAAATAGGATTTACCAAATCTTCGACCTGCTACTAATACTCTAAATCGTTTATCACTGTTAAATACTTGGCCTTGGGCATGTCTTAAATTTATTTCTGGTGCGGTTTTTACACTCATATCTTCCTAATTTAAAAGATTTTGTACTTGTACCCCCCTATTCTTACTACAAATAGCGTGTTACACGTTATTATTCTATCAATACCGTTATTTTGAGTTGCGTCCGTGACCGATTCATGTATGGACAGTTTTGGAGAAATTATCGCTCCAGAAACACAGACAAAAAGAAAAAAAAGATGCTTAGGTGATGGCCTAGATAGGTCTAGCTACGTTGAAGCTCGTCAACAACGCTTATATAGTAGACAGCTTGAAGGTTTGCCAGCTAGACAACTTGTACTAGATCATTCAAAACGTGAAGGCGTTTCTTTAGCTACAGGTTGGAAAGATTGGAGACAAGTTAATGCTTGGACTGCTGAAGATTGGCAAAAAGATAGAGAAAATATGCTTTCTCGTCTTCAAGCAGCACGATTGAGACTCTTTGAAAAAGCTATCCGTAAAGGACAACTTCAAACTGCTGCTCAGGTTCTTGACTCTATTGGCAGAGTGATCGGTGAAAGTGTTGAACATGTCAACGTTCATGCACCTGAACTATCAATAAAAATTGAACCTCCTTCTTCAGACTTACGCTAATCACGTAACACTTAGTTTCGAGAATATATTTAAGTTATACGGACAGTGATTACATACGTCTACTTTTGCAACCCTACCCCTACTTCTAGGTAGACGTATGCCAGTTGAGAAACTATCCTAAACGTATAGCTATAAGGGTAATAATACATTATAATAATTATGTAAGGTCAAGATGTGACAGGTCGGCCTTCAAAAAAAAGAACCTTTAAAACTCAATAAAAAATGGACAAGGATTTCATTCCCTTCTCTCGCAAAATTAATTTTGGGAGGGAGGATTTCTATTTACTTGATCCTGATCAAAAAGATTTTGTCTCATGTCTCACCAGACGCGAGACAGTCTCTAAATCAGAGCTTCAAGCACTAGCGGAGTTCATGGGAGCAGACTTGCAACAGCAACTCGATCCAAATGAGGTGGCTTTCTAGCCATCTCTCTAAACTTCTAAACGATCCACAGAGAACTAAGCCTCATAGCTCGCTCTACTGTGTAAATACAAAAACGTTCTAAATCTTATGATTTTTAATTCTATGAAGTACCAAAGCCAAAAAGTTAGCT